CCCGCCGTTCTTTGCCTGATCGCCGGTTCCTATACGTTTCTCTATCAATTTCCTGACCCAATCTGGCAAGTTCTCGTAACGCTTCTTCCTGCGTGTCTAGTGTTTTATCTTCTGATCCGTGGGATGCCGGGGTGGGATCACTTTCTTCCTCACACCAGTTTGAGTAACGGTAAGAAACATTCGGGGATGCTGCTGACATACGCTCTTCCAATGCTTCTATGCGGTGCAGCAATCGGCCTACTTCAAGGCCCAAGTCTAGGTGCGCTTTTATTAGCTCTTGCCGGGATCGTTCCATGTCTTGTTTATGTTCTAGGTAGTCGTTTGGAAGAACGTAATCAATGGCCGTTTCGTCTGACAAGCGAACAATGTGGTCGTCTGTCTTTTGGCGCTTTGGTGTTTCCTCTTCCGTTGATTTGACGGACAGTGCCGCCGCAACTTTTCTAGTTATTGCCATCGTTACGCCGCCAGTTCTTGAAATATCTAAAAGCGCCGCCTCAAGTTCGTCAATACGGCGTTTGGCCTCGCCAACAACTTTCACTAGCTCATAGTCTTCAGACCAACCGTATTCTTCCAACCTGTCTTGTATCTTCTCAGTCATCTTTCACCTCCGTTTCCAGTGGCCGCGCCACGATGGAAAGCATAGTAGACCGGTCACTTTCTGAGCATACTTAAAAGCTTTTAGTATCTGTTCATACGTCATCTTTCATCTCCAATCGATCAATCGTTCTCTGATCCCGCGCCACCTGACGACGTAGGCGTTCGATGGTTTCTCGTTGTTCGGAGATGATCTCCTGATAGACGTGCATCAAGTGGTCAACGATGTCGTTCGTCTGTTGGGTGCGTTCTTCCTTGGTCATCTTGCGTACCATGTCACTCTCCTTGGGTTCTGGTGGGGCTAACCCGAGACCAATCCGATTAAAACCCCACCAGCCCATCAACCCGGCTCATTCCGGGTGGATTACTTGCGACCCCACGTCTGTCGCCAGAGCCATGAATAATGCCGCCCAATCAAGCGCATCCACCACCTGACCGGAGGCGATCTGAACAGCCACCTCATGGGATGTTGCTCTTCCAAAAGCAGGTGTGGATGTTCTCACCATACTTCAGTCGCTCAAGGATCTCCGCGGAGTCGAGGCTGATCTTGTTGGCGTAATAGATGAATTTGCCGTCGATCTTCTGTTGTGTCAGGACGATAGTTTCGTCCATTTCGGCCAATGCTAGGACGCCGGCACCGCTTCTCCGCATGTCATATGCGACACGTTCTCCCGGCCGTAGCTCCGAAATTCTTTGTGCAATCATCACCAACCACTCCTCTTTACTGTTGGGGACGGTTTCAGTTTCACCACCATCCCTGGTTCATCAAACCTGCGGAATCCCTCCTTCATAGCCTTGTCCCAGGTCGTATTAACCTTGGGCCAACCACGCAGTCTGTCCCGCAGCACCTTCTGGCCTTTCTTCCGGCCTTCAGCGGTAAGGTTTGTCATCTGGCTTCGCTCCATTTGCCCGGAGGAAACGCCACGCAAGCTCAATGGTGGCGCTATCCCAAAGCTCCGGGGTTGTGACAATCAGGATCGCCTCTCTGCGGCGCTCATTGAGCATCTCAATCATCCTGCATTTCAAATCCGTTATTAACATACCACCGCTCCATGAAGTCCAAGGTCTTCTCGTAGGTCGTCAGGTGAACGTCTTTCCCCTGGCGCAACCTTTGTACCATATTTGGACTGCCGGTGATGTACATACCCAGCCTAGAGGCCGTTACCCGGTTTCTTTCGACTGGGGAGGATGAGTGCCGCAAGAATTCCTCAACCCTTGCGGCGAACTCGTCCCTCAGACTAGAACGGGATTTCGTCATTCAGGCCCTCATCGGCAGGAGGATTGGGACCACCGGCATCGACGGGCGCATCAGGGGCGGGTTTCTTTTCCACCCAAGCCAGCCAACTGTCGGCATCGTGCTGGGACTGACCGGCCTCAATGCAGGACTTGGCGATAGCAAGTCGGGTGATGGTTTCATCCTTCGACATGCCGGCCGGCTGGGAGACCACGGGAAGCGGTGCCTGGGGGTGGTTCTGCGGGGCGCCACCATCCATCTGATCGATGCCGCCGCCTTTGCCGGGGGACTTGATGGTGTAGTAGGTCTTACCCTCCCACTCCCGAGCATCGCATACGGCTTTGTAGGTGCCGCCTTCAGCGAAGAGGTGCTTGTCGGACGGCCAGTAGGAGATCCAACCCCCGCTGGTGGTCTTGATGGTGCCGGTTTTCTTCCCCGGTTTGGGATCATAGAGGTTCGCAATCGTGAAAGTAAGTGCAGCCATTGTGGGTTCCTTTCCGTTGATTAAGGCTGGTGGTCCGAAATAATGCTCAAACTCATGAACAAAGTCTTCAGCTTCCATTGAACTGGGAGCAGAACGGTGCGGCGTCACAGTAGGATTCGCAGCGGGTGCGTTCTCCAGGACGCTTCTCAATGTAGAGATTGCGCCAGAGATCCATATTTGCGTCACAGTGGCCGTGCTTGTCGGCCCAAAGCAGAAGGTCCTCCGGGGTATCCTCCAGCTTTAAGGCCGTCTTCCGGCCCTCTTTCATTAGGGCGTACTTCGTGGGCTTCCGCCACTGCTCTTCGTCGGTACACTCTGGTAGGGTGGTCTCCGCGTCTTGGTGCGCCTTGATGCGCTCTTCGATGTAGGCGAGACACTTCTCGTCAGACCACACCTCTGCCTCCAGGATACCCACTTGGCCCTGCGGGTAGTCCCGCTCAAACTTCGCCTTGGTGCGGCTCCAGTCCCTATACAGGGCGATGATCTGGACGGTGGTGGTGGGGATACCGTTCTGCCGGCAGAGCCAGCCCAGGATGTTTAGCTGGGCGATCTTTTCTTCCTTCAGCCCGTGGATCGTTTCCCAGACTGAGGTGAACTTATAGTCAGAGAGGACCTGCTCCTCCCAGATGTCCAACTGCCCAGAGAGGACCCAGCCCGACACTTCTGCGAAGAGGCGCTTCTCAATGATGCGCGTCCCATCAGGATCGCCGGCACGTTCCAGAATGTGGTGCATAGCCTGCCCCATCAGCGCGAACAGCATGTCGGAAACATCCCGTTCAATCTCGTCATAATGCTTCTTTGTCAGCGCCACCATCCGCGGCGGGGCGATAAGGCGGGTGACCGAGATGTCGCTCTCGCCAGGGTCATACGGGTCATTCAGGACCGCATCGACAAGGACCTCCGGGAGGCCCATCTTATTCGTGATCTTCATTGCTTCAACTCCAAATTGTCCAGCAGTTGGGAGATTGCCTCTACAATAGCTTCTTTGTAGGGCTTAATGAGTTCCGGCTTTGCTTCCGCAATCGCGGTCAGGTATTCGACCACCATTGCGAGGTCCTGCACACCCATATCAACGGCGATGGTTTCGGCGTCCTCCTCAGTCATCATTGAGAAGCTCCTGCACCTTGTCGGCGTACATGCCGTTTTCAATCAGGAAACGAGTCGCCTTCGCACGGGTCATCTGCCCGTTCTTGATCATAGTCCTCAAGACCATCACGTATGTCATCTGTGTTCTCCCTTGAGTATGACATTTTGCTCCTCACAACCCGCTGGGCGAAAAGTCTATCCCTTAAAGCCCGTGCATGTGGGTTGCGTTTCATGTCCACACCATACCAGAACTGATACCGAGGGCAAGAACTTTTTTCCGTCTTGCATCATTTCTAATAAACGACTACACTGGAAATCCTTAGTAACCAAGGGATTGGTGAATTATGATACGTGATAAACACCACCTGGACTTCATCCGCGGACTTGAGTGCATTCTCTGCGCCAGCCCTCATGTTGAGGCGGCTCATCTGCGGATGGGAACGGATGGGGGAATGGGCATGAAACCGTCAGACAGTTTCGTCCTGCCTCTCTGTTCAGCGCATCATAGGCTCCAGCATCACATCGGGGAGCCTAAGTTCTGGGAGGGCTGGGACCCACATACTCTCAGCCAGGACCTTTGGCATCATACTGGGGATCACTACGAAGCCATAGCAATCATCGAAAGGAGTCGAGATGTTAGACGCGAGCAAGTTAGCGACGGAATTGAGCGAACGCGGGAAGATCAGGGCGGATCGCTCTGCTGCGTTCCATCAGATGCAGGATTCTGAGAAGTCAGTTCTTGCTCAATACATTGAACGTGAAGTTGTTGCCGGCGCCAAATCCCAGGCCGCGGCCGAGACAAAAGCCCGTGCCAGCGAGGACTTCCGGGATTTCCTGAAACAGAAAGCAGACTTCCGGCGTGAGTATGAAATCGCCGTGGTCAACCATGAGAGCTACAAGGTGTATATTGAGCTTCTCAGGTCGAACCAGTCCTATGAAAAAGCACAGATGGGGTTGGTGTGATGCCCGGATATATAGTGAGGTTAAGGGAGCGGCAGGAAATTGTCGGTTTCTTTTGTGTGCAGAACTACAGGGTTCTCTATGAAGCGGTGGATGAATGCTGCGATCCGTTCGCCTGTGAATTCGCAATCGTTTATGGCGGGGGTTTCTACTTCCCAAGTAGAGTAGACTTCACCGTTCCGCACCCTGCGTCGCTAGAGGACGAAGGTGATGTTCCCGAAATCCCCCAGCCCACGCTCAATGAGAATTTATGGATGGCATTCTATTTCGGTGAGCAAATGGAGCATCCATTGAAGTGGCGGGTGTTTGACCCCGCAGATATTTTTAACGCTGGAGAAGAAGGGCTGGAGGTGATGTGATGGAAACGTGGAAAACATGCATTGAATGCAGCGACTACGAGGTTTCGGATCACGGGCGTGTTCGCCTCGTCATTGACAAAAGAAAGTATAAGCGGGGCCACATTTTATCGCCCTGCCCAAACAGGAACGGCTACCCGGTTGTCGGGCTAACAATCGACGGCAAGCGCAAGAAGCTAGCCGTTCACAGATTGGTTTTGGGGGCATTTGTCGGGCCTAGGCCGGAAGGAAAGGAATGCGCGCACTGGGACGGTAATCCAGCAAATAACAATCTAAGCAACTTGCGTTGGGCTACCCCTGCCGAGAACACTGAGGACAAGATTCGGCACGGCAATATATACAACGGTCACCGCAAATTCACTGCGGATGATGTTCTTGCAATGAGGGCAATGAGGGCCGCTGGAAGGACTTACAAGGACATTATGGCTGAGTATGGAATATCAAAAGGGAACCTTTCCGCCATCATAAACAGGCAGACATGGGGTCATATTTGATGGGTAAAATGAGCCGTGACAAGGGTGCGAGGGTTGAAAGAGAAATCGTCAACTGTCACAAAGAAGCGGGTATTCATGCCGAAAGGTATGACGCTCGCCGTGGGCAGTTCGGTGCTGAAAGGTCCTATGATATTGACGTTTACTGGCGGGGCAAAGATGAGGCTCCGCTTTGTGGCGAAATCAAGGCACGTAAGAAGCTTCCCGCCTGGATGTGGGAGTACCTTGCGCTGAACGACTTTCTTGTGCTAAGAGAGAACAACAAGGAGCCATTATATGTGGTTCCGCATCACGTTTGGATTAAAGTTCTCAAGGAGTGCAAAAAATGAAACCTCTTACTCAAAAGCTGGATGAAAAATACACCAAAGCAGATGGTTGCTGGGTTTGGCATGGGGCAACGCAGGGCAGCAAGGGGTCAAGGTATGGGATAATTGATTTGTACATCGACGGCAAATATAAACGGTCCCTTGCCCACCGACTGATGTTTGAGCGATTTAACGGCCCCATCCCTGAAGGTCTTTGCGTCAGACATTCATGCGACAACCCACAATGCGTAAACCCAGAACATTTGCTTTTAGGCACTCACGCCGACAACATGAAGGACAAGGTTCGTCGCAACCGGCAACATCGACCATTGGGGGAGAAAAATGGGAGATCGAAGCTAACCCCTAGCGATGTTGATTACATCAGAAAGCACTATATACCTCGTGGTAACGGGGCATCTGGTAACAGGAAAGAGTTAGCGGAAAAGTTTGGTGTTGACGGGGCGTCTATTCGGAATGCGGCTATAGGCGCGACATGGTAAATGATTTCCTCGTCTTGAGGGAGAACGGCCGGCAACCGCTGTATGTGGTGCCGCACAATGTTTGGCTGGAGTTGTTAAATGGGAAAGCGGAGTGATTTCACAAGGGTTCATCGGGACTTTTACCCAACGCCTGAAGCGGCGGTCTTGCCGTTATTGCCGCATCTTGAAGAAGAGACAAGGTTTGACGAACCCTGTGCCGGCGACGGCCAGTTGGTCATGCATCTTCAGAATGCTGGACACATATGTGAACAGGCGTCGGACATAGAACCCAGGATAGGGTTCGTCAACGAGTGTGACGTGTTTAAGGTGGCTGTGTGTGAGGGGGATATGTTCATCACCAACCCTCCGTGGGACCGTAAGGTTCTCCACCCGCTGATCGACCACTTGATGAACATGGGGGCGCCAGCATGGTTGTTGTTCGACGCAGATTGGATGCACACCAAGCAATCCATTGATTATATCTGGTCCTGCTCTAAAATCGTGTCTGTCGGCCGGGTGAAATGGATTCCTGGCAGCAAAATGACCGGCAAGGATAACTGTTGCTGGTATTTCTTCGATCCTTCCTTTGACGGACAACCTGAATTTTGGGGACGCACATGAACAGAAAAGACTGCCTTGAAACAGCGATGGGATATGTCTGCGGTGACCGAGCCGCGGACTATGGTTCCGTTGAGGACAATTTCGGTAAGATCGCCAGTCTATGGTCTGCCTATCTGGGCTGGGAGATTGAGCCGCGGGATGTCGCCGCCATGATGGCGCTGATGAAGGTGGCTAGAGTGAAGGCCGGCAAGAAAAACGACAACTGGGTGGATCTTGCTGGATATGCCGCTTGCGGTGCTGAAATAGATGGAGTAGATTAAGAACACTTCCTTCTCCCTGGGAAGTTCCTTCGACTCCTCTCGGCGGGTGGTGTTTTTCTCCCTTGGCACCACCCGCTTTTTCTTTGCCTTCATCC